CCAAACCCACCCAATCCCCCAAAAATTTTCAACTTGCAAAGAAGCCAGCACTAGTGCTATACTCCAATAAATCGGAGAAATTTATGACAACACATCTACCAGCAGAAACAGTCAAGATAAGTCCAGAAGCGCTGGAAATTGCCAACTGCTATCTACAAGTGCAGGACGCCCGCGAAGTAGCACATCAACTTGATATAGACCCTGAACTGGTAACAACTACACTAGCCAGACGTGAGGTCAGGAACTACATAGACCACGTATTTTTTGATACTGGCTACAACAATCGCTTCTTAATGCGTCGCGCTATGGATGCATTAATAAAGCAAAAGTTTATAGAAATAGAGGAGTCGGGTGTTGGCAGTAACAAAGACATTGCTGACTTATTAGCACTATCACATAAAATGAGCATGGACCTGTTAGATCGCGAAATACAACTGGAAAAGGTCAGGCAAGGAGCCAGTGGGCCACAGCGGCAGGTAAATGTACAAATTAATGAAGGTGATGGATCAAAGTATGGTCAGCTTATACACAAATTGATTAGTGGTGAAGGTGTATGACTGCACTAGAATTCACCATATTTAGTATACTATTAAGCGTAATAGCAACCATAGCACTAGTGGAGTTAGCGCATGCTAGTAGTAAGCAGAAGTGATGTTGAGTGTGAGTACATTAAAGAGTTTGACCCCACTAGTAGATTTATTAAATTACCTATTGATAACTACTTACGCTTACTCAACCTCTACGATAGTATCAACCGTCCACAAATAGCACTAATCAATGCGGTCAATGATCCACAGTACCGATTCATCTGCGCTGCCCTTGCACGCAGATTAGGCAAAACATATATAGCCAATGTTATAGGTCAGCTGGTTACACTAGTACCAAACTGCAATGTACTTATCATTAGCCCTAACTATAACCTTAGTGCAATCAGTTTTGAGCTGCAACGTAGGTTGATCAAACACTTTGACCTAGAGGTAACCCGTGACAACCTAAAAGATAAGATTATTGAGCTGTCGAATGGATCAACTATCAGGATGGGATCTATTAGCACAGTGGATTCAACAGTTGGTCGCAGCTATGACCTTATAATATTTGATGAGGCTGCACTGTCGGATCATGGAGAAGACGCGTTTAACATTGCACTGCGCCCTACGCTAGATAAACCACAGGCAAAAGCCATATTTATTAGTACACCACGTGGTAAAAACAACTGGTTTTCAAAGTTTTGGAGTCGTGGATTTGACCCTAACTTTCCAGAGTGGGTAAGCTTACAGGCTGATTACACTGAAAATAGCCGCATGGCACAGTCGGATGTTGATGAAGCTCGTCGCAGCATGTCGAAGTCGGAGTTTGAGCAAGAGTATATGGCTAGTTTTACCAGCTACTTAGGTCAAATTTACGAGGGCTTTAAGCCTGAGTATGTGCTAGAAGAGTTGCCAGACCTACGTGGCGAGTGTATAGCTGGCCTAGACCCTGGTTACAAGGATGAAACAGCCTGGGTAACTATTATCTACGATTATACTAGTGATTGCTTTTATTGTGTTCAAGATTATTGTGAGTCAGAGCGTACTACACGTGAGCATGCAGAGCATTTTACCAGATTTATTGAGCAGTATAGTATAGAAACTGTATTTATTGATAGTGCAGCTGCACAATTTGCAGCTGATCTAGCCTATAATTACGATATTAGTACTACACGCGCTAAAAAAGACGTGCTACCAGGCATTGCTTATGTGCAAACACTGGTGCAACAGGGTAGGTTTAAGGTCTTGCATAATTGCCAACATGTGTTAGCAATGCTAGATCAGTATCAATGGGATGATCGCGAGGGGCTAACACGTGAGCGCCCCAAGCATAATCGTTATAGTCACATAGCTGATGCCGTTAGATACGCACTTTACAGCTATGTTATATAGGTAGCTAAAATTTATAGTTGCATTAGTGGTACCTTTTGCGCTATAATAGCTAAAATTGTGGAATTTTATGGCAGTAAATACAAATAAACGCATACCAGTAAAGTGGATTAGAGACAAGGCCAAAAGTGCCTATGAAAAACAAGCACACTGTTACATTTGTGGTAGCCAAGTAGAACTAGAGCTTCATCACCTGCACTCAATTACACACCTACTTGAGGTGTGGTCTAAACAGCATAATATTGATATTAGCAGCGATGAGGCTATACTAGCAGTTCGCGATCAGTTTATTAGTGAGCACCGCGTAGAAATATATGATCTAGTCTATACACTCTGTAATAGACATCATGTACAACTGCATGGCATCTATGGCAAATCGCCAAGTCCTAGCTCAGTAAGCAAACAGCAACGCTGGATTGAACTACAGCAGCAAAAGCATCTGTCAGGTGACAATGTTTTTCGTGGTAGCAGCTATGGCAGCTATTTTGCTGAGTTCACAGGGGACTTACATGGCGTTACAAAAAATCGGTAACTGGATTCGCGAAAAACTAAATCCAGCACAGTCTAGTATTAGCTACGACGAAGGTACTAATATAGGCAGTGTTAGTAGAATAGTAAACTATCAACAAGCTTTTAAAAACATAGACAGTGTTAATCGCGCAGTAAACATGGTAGTTAGTGCGTGCAGCAGCCTAGACTATGATATTAAAGATAAAGTACATGAAGGAGTTGTAGTTGGTGTTCGTCAAAAAACACTAAATACTCTACTTAATTTTAGACCTAATCCCTATCAGTCTGCGCAGGATTTTCGTCGCGAAATATTCAAAGATTTGCTGCTAGAAGGCAATGCATTTATACATTATGATGGTACTTTTATGTACCACTTGCCAGCGCAGCATGTAGAAATTGTCAGCAGTTCACGTACATTTATTAGTGGATATAGATACAATGGTGAAGTATCTTTTAACGAGCCTGATGTATTCTACTTTAAGGATATTAACAGCGAAAGTATTTATCGCGGAGCCACCAGACTACAAGCATGCTTAGAAAATATCAACATATTATACAGCATGCAAGAGTTTCAACAAAAGTTTTTTGATAATGGCACTGTATTTGGACTAGTACTTACTAGTGAAAATACTCTTAGTCAGCAGGCAAAGGATAAAACTGTGCAGTATTGGCAGCAGCGATATAATACTCGCAGTGGCGGCAAACGACCAATTATCTTAGACAGCGGACTTAAACCGCAACGATTGTCAGAACAAAACTTTAAAGACCTTGACTTCGATCAAGCTATTCGCACACACAGTGAGCGCATAATGACAACTATAGGTGTTCCACCTATACTATTAGCTGGAGGTAATAATGCTAACATTGCCCCTAATTTGCGCTTATTTTATCTGGAAACAGTATTGCCAATCGTTAAGTTGTATATATCCTCAGTGGAACGATATTTTGGATATGACGTGGAAGCAATAACTAGCAGCGTTAGTGCACTACAACCAGAAATTAGCGAAGTAGCAAAGTATCATAGCACATTAGTTAATGGCGGCATTATAACACCAAATGAAGCCAGAGTAGAATTACGGTATCCTAAACTTGAGGGTCAAGATACCATTAGAGTACCTGCTAATATTGCAGGTTCAGCAGCCAATCCGTCTGTAGGCGGTAGGCCACAAGCAGCTAAGGAGTAGTATGGACATTAAAAATAAAGTTATATATTTTAATTCCAGGTTTACTACTAAAGCGGCCAATCAGGAATCTGAGGATACAATAACCATTGAAGGTTATGCTAGTACAAATGATGTTGATAGAGTAGGCGATATAGTGCCTACTAGTGTTTGGGAAAAAGGATTAACTAACTATCTTAAGAACCCAATTATTCTAGCCTATCATAATCATCAGATGCCTGTAGGTAAAATGGTTGAACACCGTGTTGACGAGAAAGGGTTGTGGATCAAAGCCTCAATCTCGGATGCTGCCGACAATGTGTATAAACTAATTAAAAAAGGTATCCTAAGTGCGTTTAGTATCGGGTTTAGGGTCAAGGATGCCGAGTATAATAGTGCCGCAGAAGTATTTTTAATCAAAGACCTAGAATTACATGAGATTAGTGTGGTTAGTATTCCAGCTAATCAAAACACACTTTTTAGTTTATCCAAAGCATTTGATAGTGCAGAGGAATTTGAGTTATTTAAACAGCAATTTGCAGTAAGTGATCCATCAGCTAAAGGGCTTGAAGATCACGCAGTAGCAAATAGCGCAAACGAGAGGAAATGGAACATGGATCCAAAAGAGTTAGAACTTATGTTAGCTAAAGCTACAGCACAAGCTGCTGAGCAGGCTGCAAAAGCTGTTATTGAAGCACAAACTAAAGCACAAGCTGAAAAAGCTGCTCAAGATAAAGCCGATGCAGACCTACAAGCAAAAATCAGTGCTGCTGTTGCCGCAGTTAAAACAGTTGATACAGGTGCAGAGCGCCTATTAGCTGACGTTGAAAAGCGTCTTAATGAGCAGGCAGAAGCTCACAAGAGCGCACTACAAGGTCTAGAAGTTGCGCTTCGTGAGAAAGCTGCTGAACTAGAGGCCATTCAAAAGAGCCGCATGCAATTTACAGATACCAAAGCTGGTGATCTAAGCTACGAGCAGAAAGAAAAAGCTGTTCTACTTAGTAAAATCACAGGCAAATCTATTGAAGAAACAAACTTTGGTCGTAGTCTTGTTACAAAGTATAGTAGCGATGCTAACGCTACACCTGCTGGTGCTGGTGGTCAGTTCCGTGTATGGAGTGCAACCTGGGAAACAGAAGTTAGCACAGCTATGGAAAGCGAAGTACGTCGTCGCCTAGTAGTTGCTGGTACAATTCGTAGCGTTCCTATGACTAACCCAATTATGAAGGTGCCTCTAAACCCAGAAGCAGGCTATGCAACTTGGGTTACAAACGCACAGTTTGGTACAAACAACAGTAGCGGTGCAACAGTTACACATCGTCTAAAAGAGTTAACACTAAACAGCCATAAACTAGCAACACGTGAGTACATTGCTTTTGAAGAAGATGAAGATAGCCTAGTAGCTATTCTACCAGTTGTTCGTGATGCAATGATCCGTCGTATGGCTAAGAGCGTTGACAAAGCAATGCTAATTGGAGCTGGTGCAGGTAGCGATCCTATCACAGGTTTAGCTACATATGATGCTAGCAGTGCAGTTACTCTTGACCTAAGCGATATTACTGCTGGTACAGCTGGTGCTGGACTAACAGCCGCTAAGATTCAAGCTGCACGTAAAGACCTAGGATATTGGGGTCTAGAGCCCAGCGAGCTAGTTGTGTTCGTTAACACACAAAGCTATTATGAGCTACTAGAAGATGCCAACTTCCTAACAGTTGATAAAGTTGGTGATCG